CGATAACCGTCAACGTATGCAATAGATGGTTCAACTCCAACTACAAATCGTGATTTACCAAATTTAATTCTATCTGCTTCTGATTTTTCAGATAATTGACCAGGTGCTACACCTGAAATGTCATCAGCTAGAATAGTGATATCACTATCAAGCATTTGTTGAGCGCTATATACACCCCGTCCACACCGTGAATCATCTTCTGATACGTTATAAAATCCAGTAATATCGATAACATATGGATCTAATGCATAGTCGCCGCTTTCTTCTTGGGTGCGCTGCGCTAATACGTCAGTAATTCCGCTAAATTCTGGTCGAGCGACTTGTACTATTGCGCTATCATCAACTTCTAATAGAGATAGAGTATCTCCGATTGATGTGGCATTACTATAAATCTTTGGATGTCCAGCAATAAAGTCTACGTCTCTATCAGATGTGTTTTTACTAAAAATAACTAATTCTAAATCAATCGTGTATCGATCTGCTCCTGGTGCAGTTTCATTTGGATAGCCTGCAGCATTATCGAGCAATGAATTATCCACTTGATAGTTAACAATAGATTCATTTACTTTAAAGGCTAATTTAGCATTTAAGAGATAGTCTATTGCTGGTAAACGAGCAAAGATTGATTGCTCCTCAGCAAAGACAAACTGCCCCTTAATAAAGAATACACCTTGCTCAGACTTTCCGTGAATAGCTTTACCAGTATCTACAACTGTTCCAAAATCTTGTCCTGCTGCATATTCTGTTTGAAGTTCAGTAGTAATAGTATTAGCTAACTCAACAACCTGTGCAGGACTTGCTAAATGATCAAACTCTTGTACATTCTCGCCTTCTTCATCTTGTACCGAATTAAGATACTTAATAAAGAATCTATATCGATTTAATTCTGGAAGGGCTTGATAGTGTAATACTTCTGCATTAATAAAAACTTCAGGGCTTACTGAAGGATCATAATTCAACCGAATTTCATCAACTAAGTTTAGATATGGAACTAAACCAGTTACGAGAGATGGATTAATATCCAAATCAACATAGTTTAAATTTCTTTCTAATGTAGCTTCTGTGGCTAATTCTGGAACTGGACCTTCTTTAAATACACCTCGACCTAGTTTGTCGATTTGATTCTGCAGAATAGACTGCATTTGGTTGAGCTCACGTACTTGTACGCTTACTCCAGGTTTAAAAAGAATTCTAAGAAAATTCTTTTCTTCTGCAGTCTTATTTTTAAAGTTTATGTCTGGTACGAAGAAATCATCGACATACGGTATATTTTGATAGGTTTTTATAGCCATTAGAATTGGATAACAAGTTTTACTTCATCTGTTTGATTATAGTTTCTATTTATAGGCTTTCTATTCTCATAAAAAATAACTTCACCAGTCTCAGGAAGATATTCAGGATCGTTGGCTGAGAGACACGTATATGTTTCTTCATCCCAAAATCCTCCTATAGTTGTAATTTTAATCGATCCTTCACCTTCAGGTTCGAATCGTTTAAAGTTAACTAATGGAGAACTATTTTGGTGATAGTATAATCTTTCGTTTTGATTATCGGAAATATCTAACCAAGCTCTAGCTCCAGTTCCCTCTTGTTCAATAATAAAATCTCTTCCGATATAATCTTTTACAAGAGTTGTAGGTGGCAATTGAATATACTTTAGGGCATCATATGCTTCATCGTGAACATAGAAACCTTCATTTGTATCATCATCGTTATCGTTCGATTGATTAATAGCTGGATTTCGTTGTGGGTTTTTAACCAAACTAATTTGGCGAACATCAACAGCATAACCAACAGGAGCTTCTCCATCGACTTCTCCAATAAAATCAACTGCAATACCAGCGTAATAAGATGGAAGATCATTATCAGGATATCGACCAAGGCCGTCATACGGTAAAACATATGGTACGATTTCTATCGTTTCGCTTATTACGTTATCAACCTTTACTGATACTGACGCTGATACATAACCCTTTCTCCATGGTATTACACCCTGGGTTTCTATATATGTAATTGACTCGATACCATTAGCACCAAAGACTACATCAAAACCGTTCTCAGAATTCATTTCGACGTCTTCAGCATGTTGAAGTTCACCAGTTTGAGTATCGCGGGTAGTGCCAACTAAGTTAAGTTCCGCAGAGTCCACATTGACTGAATTATCTCCTCCACCATAGTTAATCTTAAATCCGTATACTAAACCTCCAGTGGTATTTGCGATCTGAGTAAAATCTTCGTCTGATGGGCTTGGATATGTATAGTTTACGAACTGATCAGTATAAAATTTAGAATCTTCATCTAAAGATGTTACGTAAGCCCAAAGATAAGCATCAGACAATTTTGCTGGAGTATGATAACTTTCTTGAGATGCTCCTGCTCCTGATGGAATAGCGGTCGTTGATTCTATGATATCACCATTAGAATCAATATTGGATAGACACATATAGACACGATCATTAGAAGTAACATAACACGGATAATGTGCTATACCGTCAATTGTTTCATAATCAAAACACCTTGGATCGGTTGGATCATATGTTTTATAAATTCTGTTAAACGCCCAATTGTTTCTAGGAATAACATTAAAAACTTCAGCCGCATCTGTCTTCACTAAAACCAAAAGGTTTTTCAATACGTCTGTCTTCATGATAGTGGTATCAATCGGCAAAGGAGCAGAGAACTGTCTGCTATATTCTGTTACCTGATTGCCTTCAGCATCTGCTGTATCAGGCCAACTGTCTGTCTTACCAAGTCCAATAAAGTAGTCATCTACTGTTGATGATTTAATATCATTAGTAAAAATCTTACGAGAGTTCTTTCGAAATTCTGATGTTATAATTGCTGCCATAGTCTTATTTATATAAGTTTAAATTGAATAGTATCACTAAACCAGATTAAAATAATCTGGTATCATTAGTACCAACCATGTTTGCTTTGAATTGACGGTTTGTATACGATGAACATCTCCGGTATTAAACGCAATTGCTCCATATTGAGGAACTTGAACAATACCGTCCTTAAATTCAATTGAATTGCCACTTGTTAATGCGATTGAAAAGAACTTTCCAATTGTATTTTCTTTCCAATAATCGATATCGCTCCACTCTAAAAAGTCACCGCTTTGTAATTGCATAAATGATGAAACAAGAACTTTGTCTTTTAGTCCTATTGTTTCTGCTAAATCTTCAATAGCATTAAATAGCTTATTATTTTTAGCTACTGCTCGTGAGCTTATAAACTCATAATCAGAAAGAGTTTCTAAGTTATCGTGTATGTGTGATTCGCGTCTATCGATACCTTCGATTCTTTTAAAGCCTAAACCATTTGCATGACTTAAAATAGTATTAACTTTTGTTTCAATGTTTGTAAATGTATGTTGTTGTCTATTCATGATCTTAAAATATGATTACTAAACTGTATCTTTTAGAAGTAACTGGTGGAACCCAATGAACTGGTTTCATTCCTTCAAAATGATAGCCATATCCCTTTTTATCTTTAAATACTTTAATTTTTTCTTCTTTCTCTGCTTCGTTGATATTTATATTATTATGATAAACTTCTTTATCTCCAAAAATTAAACAATTATCAGGATCTGTTTGTAATGGAACACAAATTGTGTGAAAAGCCATGCTGTTGTCAACATGCGGAGGAATAAATGCTCCTATATCATACTTATTGATTTGCACCTCAACCGGAGCAAATTCCTTAAACATTAAATCTTAAAAATATTTTTTCCATAGAGGCACTAAACTTTTACGGCTTATCTCAGCCGCGTAATATTTTCCTACGTCACCATCAACTCCGCGATTTACATATTCTTTGCTTCTATCACGAAATATGTTTGGCCTTTTTTCTGAATATTCAACTATTTCATTACATACTTCTTCAGATAAGAAGTTTGGATAAACATGTAAAAGATCAGAAATTTCATTCAAATGGTTCATACGATATCCGTTGTTATTTTCTCATATAATCCTCCATCATACAAACGATCGATATCTTCTTGTTCTTGTTCTTTAGACACGTAATTCCACGAAGTGTCGTTTTGATAAGCCAATTTATATCGTTCATTTATCAATCTGCGATTAGCTATAAAGTTTTTCACTTCATTAAACTTATCTATAGCAGCACCTGACATATTTTGTGTTTCAATAATTTGACTCAATACATCAATAATTGCATTTAATTCATGGTGTGTTTGATATACATCTGTAATAGATCTTCCGCAAGTCGCGTCTAGATTACTTTCAGTTACTACAGGAATAGAATCACCTTTGGCAATAACTTGTCCATTATCAAGATTTCCTCCATCCCATTCGTGGGTAGTATCATCAAATTCTACAGTCTTGGTAGTAAAAAAATTCTTATCAATTTGATCTATTGCATTAAGCGATACTACCGCAAAATACTCTTTTGAGACTTTATTAAATACTATTACGTGATTATTCATTATTATATATTATTTTTAAATTATTCTTCCGGATTTTATTACACTCCAAGTACTAGCACTTAAGACGTTATACAGTGTTGTGGCATATTGGAATGCGTACGTCGTACCATTACTCGAATCCTTCGTTCTATATCCCCAAACTACCATTACCTTATCTCCAGCGGCTAAATTTGGTAATACTGCCTTTGCATAAGTATAAACAGCAGTGTTTGGCGTTACATTACTAGATGAGTTTGTATCAGCGGTTTTGTAATATCCTTGACTTTTTTGAATAGCATTAACGTGATACAGTTTTCCGGGAGTTATACCAGCTACTTTACTATCAACATATGCGGTGGTAGCTCTACCACCTACTTTAGTATCAACGTATTCTTTAGTAACGAGCGATCTTTGATGATCAATGTCTCTATAAGACAAACTTGGTGCGCGAAGTTTACCATTTTTATACATCTGAAACACATTAGTATATCCAGTAGTACCAAACGAAGTTCCATCATTTGAAGAATCAAACCTTAATGATTCATAATCAAGCGGCATTCTCCAAAAAGAACCTCCACCGGTTTGATCAGTTTCTCTAAATGATAGAGGTACAGCAGCAGAGTCGATATGCAATTTACCCTGCTCGGGTAATATAGTATCTCCTCCAATTATTACTCTATTTCCACTATGATTAATCGTCATGGTTGGAAGTCTGTCACTATTTTGGAATACTATTTTATCATTTGCATAGACTGTTAGAATGTCTTCAGTTCCGATGCGTTCTGCATATATTTCTGTCAATGGCGTAATACCTGATACTGGCTCGCCTAATCGCAATTTGCCTTTAACGAATAGGTTTTTACTGGTATCCCAACTTGGTGCACCTGTAGAAAGTTTATTTGCAGATACACTGCCATTCTTAATAGTTGTATTTACAACAGCATTTGTTGTATTACCTGCGTGCCACAATTTATTCTGTGTTGTTTGTCCACCAGCGTAAACTTCATCAGTAGTGATAATACCACCATTCGAGACACCCAAATCAACTTCACCTGCAACATTGGTTACTACATTCCATGCATCAATCACAAGCCGAAGTCTCATACTTGGATGACTAAAATATTCTACTGGATAAACACGAACCCATCGAGCAGTAACTGGAGAAAATATATTTTGGTATGAAGAGTCTGTATCGCTATTTCCAGTAAATACTTGACCATTATTAATATAAGTATAAGTTATATTGTCTGTAGAATATGCAACCTTATACTTTGTAACCCATTGTTCCTGACCATCACCACGTCCTCTAGTTTGTAGACCAGCAAAAAGCTGATTTTGCAATAGATCGAGTTGTACATACTCGTTAGGAAGATTATTCTTGTCATCGACTGACCAAGCAGTTGTTGAATAAAATTTAGATTGGTTCAATCCGGAAGCGTAATATCCGCTATAACTTCTTTGAGCTTCATTAGGATCTGGATATGAATAACCAATATTTGGGTTTTGACTATCAGGTACCCAATCTCTTAACCTCCATCCACTAGTTTGGAAATTATCACCTAACAGAAATGCTTGAACACTATTGCTCGAATTCGAAATAAATATCTGAAGTGCAGCTCCATCATATGTTTCACCTTCTTTTATTCGAATATTCTTAAATGGCAGGTTTCGATTATAACTACTACTATGTAAAACAGTAATGTTGTTTGAATCATCTCTACCATAACTGTGAGAAGCATAAAAAACAATAGATTGATGACGACTGGATCTTTGATCTTTCAGGCCAAATCTTGCGACCGCTCTACTTCCAGTATTAACCGCGATAGTGTACCAACCAGGAGTCAAATTAGATTTTAATGCGTTCGGACTTGCAGTATTATTAATGAATTCTAAAGAATCGATTCCATCGAGTGTGCTAGCATTGGTGAGACTAGCAGTCTTATTATCAACATACTTTTTCGTAGCAGCGTGAGAATCAGCGGTCGGACTCAGTACTGAAATCTTTGTATTAGGTTTAGCAAAATCACTCGCATGATATCCATCAAGTAGATCTGCATCCAGGCCGGAGGTAGTTCCATCATTACCAGCATTCCAATATTTATCACCGGAGTTTGTGATAAGATCTCCCCAGATGCGAACTTGTCTACCTTCGTAAGATCCACCTGCAGTAGTTTTTGTACCAACAATATTTAGACCACTGGCAAATTTTCCAGCGCTTATAGTACCGTCATTTGCATCAGCCGCATTGCCGTGAATAAACCGAAGGGTCTTTCCTTGTGCAATAGAGCTGTCTCCAGTAAATGCAGTTCCAGATTTTAGAGCAAAAGAGCTTGCATGGTATCCATCAAGTTTATCAGCATCTAGACCAGAGGTACTTCCATCATTACCTTCATGCCATATTTTATGCTCAGTAGATCCGTTATCGAATGTAGCAACCAAGCTATCTTTACTGGGTACACTAAATACAATCTTATCATCTTGCGGTGCACGAGGATCATTTGTTACACCAATGACAAGATCTGATTGCTCTCCAGTTTGGTCACCGTGAATGCCGTGGGCGCGATATTGAATAAATGCTCCATCGCCAGAATCTCCAAGTGTACGAACACCATCTGCGCTGGACTCAAAGAATATTCCACTTGCTCCAGCACTATTTCCCTTTAACCATAGATTTGTTGCATCCTTAGCAAATGCTTGATTGGTATTTTGATAGAACCCATCTGCCACAGGGCTTTTAGAGCCGTTAATCGTAACTCCACTTTCAAATTGAGGATTAGATCTTAATATATAGTTATCATCAGGATATACCTTTGCAATCTCGGCTGTAACATACTCTTTTGTGGTAAGAGATTTTTTATTTGAAGCAATAAGTGATTGCGTCTGAAGAGGTGCAACAATGTGCCCACCGTTTTTAATATCCAAAGCAAGTACATTATCTGAATAAATTTGAGTATGTGTACTCTTTATGCTTATATGATCGGCTGCTGAGGCGTGGTTGCTATCATATAACTCAATAGATGCGGTTCCAACATTTCCACCAAAAAGTCTAAGTGATGTATCATCGTCATTCGCGAAAGGAGCAGTTGCACTTCTTCCGTATATGTTCCGCGTGTAAAGACCATTGTTTGATCGATCATGCGCAATAAAGATTGATCCAAGTGATCGTAAAGTGCCATTGCTTTGCCAATCTGGTGCACCTGTTGTAAGATCGTTAACACCAATCTTAGTAGTAAGCTTTCTATATAATGTGTCATGATTATGACCAACAAGAGAAAATGCTGTTGCTTCTAATCCATCGAGTAGATCAGCATCTAGACCAGAGGTAGTTCCATCATTACCAGCATGCCATATTTTATTTGCCTTATATGACAATTCAGTGTTACTAATCTTAAGAAGATCGATTAAAGTGTCATTATATGGCTGATGCGTAAAGATGAAATATTCATTCCTATTATCAGTCGTTTGGAATTCAAGGCGAGAAGTATTATCACTGTCACCAGTATTGTAAAACTTGATAGAAGCTCCATCAGTATTTCTATTCCAAACTATACCTTGTTGATCATTACTGAAGTTAACATCGCCTGTTAGAGCTCCTCCTGAAAGTTTTAAATATCGAGTATCATGATTATGAGCAATGAGAGAAAATTCTGCTGCTTCTTTTCCGTCAAGCAAATCAGCATCTAAACCAGAACCTGATCCAACATTATTTGTATGCCATAGCTTGTTCCATTCCCTTTTACCATCGTTGTTAGTAGATCTAAAGTAAACATCTTGCTCATAGAATGGAGCAGCGAACTGCAAAGAATTGTAGTTGGAGGAATTACTGTGTGTACTTGTAAGTAAGTGATACCATAAACCAGTGCTTTCTGGCCAACCGTTATTCGTATCTGCTGCATTTGTTTCATAGAAGCCACTATTCATACGAAGAGTGATATCATTTAAACGAGTTATCTTTGGAAATTTTTCTTTATCAACATAAGATTTGGTAACCAAGTGATTTGGCGATGTACCTTCGGTATGAAGAGTAACTTTCCTTTGCTTAGAATCAATTGTAAGGGCAATTTGATTATTATCCTGTGATCGAAATGTGTGTTTATCTGCATCGTAATAAGCAAATCCAGGGTGGTTAGGATTATCAGAACCGTATAGCTCAATATCAGCACCACTTATATTTTCTTTACCACCTTGAAGAATTAATCTAGAAGTATTGTTGTTAGTACTAATTACACCGCTATCTGTAATAAATCCGCCGCGCGTATATATGGTACCGCTGTCACCATATATGCGAGTAAGTAAAAGAGGACCTCCTTGAAAATTGATATTCTGTGTAGCAGGATCAGCTACTCCTAAGTGTAAATGATTACCTTTCTGGACAATCTCATTTGAATCAATTGCAATTCCGTAATCACTCGCTCCAACTAGAAGTGCTGGATTTGCGAAATTGTTGTAACCAATAGTAGTGGAATCTTTTCCAGTAATATGAAGAGATGTATCAACTTTAACATTCGAAGATGATACCTGCAATTTTGTACTACCATTTAGGCTAAACTCAGTAGATCCTTTATTATCAATCTGTAAGGCTCCGTTTAGTCCGCTTTTGCGTAAGATTCTTGCATAACCTACGCTATCTGAAGAAACGTTAGAAGAAATAAGTTTTATTTCAGTAGGATCGGTAGAAGTATTTGTTCTATCGCCGAGATCCAATTTAGAGCCATTGACATCAAGGTCTTTTATGATTGTAACAGTACCGTCATTAGTCCATTGAGGACCAATGTTTTCAACCTTAGCACTTGTGATTGAATCATCAAGGATTTCAAAAGTACCAACTGAATTGTCTGACATGTGTCTCAGCTGAATACAATCATCTTGGATTCTTGTGGGATCAAGAGGTCTTATACGAATATCAGCATAGTCGACATATTCTTTTGTAACAATTGCTCTAGGTCCAGAAGCAAGAATTTGGTCCTGAGTTTGGTCTGGAATTTTTACTACACCTCTAATTTCTACACCGCCAGTATAATCTTTCGCATAATTAATAGTTAACCTATCTCCGCGATTATGAACAAGTGCTCTACCGTTGTGAACATTTCCTTCAGAACGGCCAGCGCTATATAGATGAAAATCTGTGCCGTATGACCTAATGCGACCTTGAGCAATAACATCTGATCCAACTAATAAATTATTGGGAACAGATACCGCACTGTCGCTCCATGACGGTCCATATGCAGATAACTTTGATGGATCGATCGCACCAGTTGCAACTTTACTATTAGTAATGGCGCCATCTTGAATCTTAACAGTTGAGACTGCTTCAGTAGAAAGCTTAGAATTAACAATAGAAAGATCTCTAACTTTATTAGTCGTAATAGCATTATTAGAAATAAGATCTGTACCAACTGCTAATTTTTTAATGCTCAACCTTTGATTTAGGTCAATTTCATTAATAGTAAAATGTGCAATATTTACTTGACCAGTGCCGATCTTATCGCTATAATCAATAGTAGCAAACCTATCTTCAATCTTCTTAAACGTATTTAAGTTTGTATTAACGCCGTCTAATAGTGCAGTAAAGTCGGATGCAACCTCAGAGTTTAATCTGAAGTCCTTTAGTACATGATTGCCCGTAACACGGGACGTTGTACTATCACCAAAATATCCTTTAATTTCTGTATCGTATAGTGCTTCTCTATGGTCGATATGAGTATCAACTGCTTTTGCTGTAGTAAGCCTATCGTCTACAATATGTGTATCAATTCTATCAGTAGATGTAACATAACCTGCTGGATCAATGTGAATGAATTTTACATCATTAGCTAGAATCTTATACTTGTCAATTGTTATAACATCTGTAGTATTATCTTCCTTAGTATATGTTAAAGTAAACTTTTCATTATCATCTGCGACGGTTTGTCGATCAGGCAAAGCTGCACCAGTAACAACAAGATTTGTTACCTTTTCAAACCCTTGATCACTCGCAAACAGCGAATCAAGTTTTATTTTATACGTGTGATATGCTCCAACAGTGCCATCGATTATTGGGAAAAACTCTTCCCCGTTGATATCAATCTGAAGTCTCTCGTCTAACGCTGAAATTTTAGTACTCATTAATTCTATTTATAAAGTTTTTAGTTGCTAACAGAGACTTCTGCAGATGTTTCGATTATTTTAACTAGTGGTTCTGGACTATCATATTGACCCGCGATTGTGTATATTGTTCCAGATACGAATAACTGATCAAGTTCTGGCTTCGATGGATATACGAAGTCTGGTGATGCACTTGTATTTATAGCGCCCCTCCATCCAACTAATATGGTATTGCCGCTGTTTTTAGTGCTGACAATTAATCCTTCGATCGTGATACCGCCCCCTAGATCTTGATATACAACATTTCCACTAACCAACTGAGGACCAGTGTACGATAAAATATCGATTTGAACTGGAGCAGATATATCAGCATCATCTTCAGGATCATTCCACCAATCGGCAATATCGTCAATAAGCAATTCTTGATCATAAGGAGAAGAATCAGACTCAAGGAATACTCCATCACCACCTTCAGTTGAAAGTTGATTCCTCTTTTCAATAATAGCAGCTACATTCATAAATGTAAATTTATCAGCAATTGCATCAATAATTCGTGTATTGAGATATGAGCTAATATCACCTACATCCTTAAATTTTAGATTTTGATGATAGTCTTGTTTAGTAATTACTGCAGCAGGTACTAATGAAGGTATGACATATTTAAATGCTGTTAGTACCGCTCTCATGAACATCTCTGAATTAACATCGATGCTTGAGCGATCTTGTAATAGATATGCCGCATCTTGCTCCTCATCACCATAAATATTTAGTACTTCTGATTTTAGCTTAACAGGTTTAGCCTCAATTGTTATCGTATTTGTATAGCTTTGAGTATAAATTTCTCCTGTAACAAACGAACTACCTACTCCTACTAATTTAACTATTCCGGTAAAGTAAAGTCCATCAGGAGCAATATTTGCTATAATGCCAGTATTCTGACTTGGAGAGTTATTATCATCTTGATAAACTACATCGCCGATACTTAATTCAGGTTCGCCATTTAAGTTTAATATTCTAATTTCGACATCTTCTGCTGGATTGCCATCTGAGTATTCATATGTATATTTCGCAGCAGCCTCATTACCTGGAACAGACCTTGCTAACTTAGTCCATAAACCAGCTTCAAATATAAACTCTCGCACTCGAATGTCTCCTTGTAACCAACCAGGTTGGAAAACAGGCATATGATAACCACCAGTAGCATTTGGAGCTGTAAGCGATTCAAGCCATCTCAAATCCTCTACAGGTTGATTAGTTCTAAACGGCGTAAGAAATCTATCTTCTACTTTAATTACACTTGTGTTTTGTCTAGTTTCTGGATCAAACAAAACAAACTTTGGTCCAAACCAATGATTATCTCGTATAACAAGAAGAATAACACTCGCAAAGAATCTTAAACCAGCAGGATGAACTAGATTTACAAACTGTTTTTCCCAATCGCTAACACGTATTCCACTTCGAATGTTATAAGAGAACTGCTGCCAAAATACGCTATCTTGTATTCTGTTAACTGAAGAGACTTGACCTTTTCTATCATAGTATTTGCCAAGATAATTTGTAGTAAATTCATGCAGTAAAGCTGCGTTATCTATTATTATGTTGCTTCTTCCATCTCCCCAATATATGCTTTGAGCTTCATTACTAATTGATTGGTTATAGTCAGCTGTTACTGAAATCTTTGTACGTATTTGCGGTTCATCAAAAAACCAAAATGAATTAAATACATGGCCAGATAATGTGTTAAAGGCGAATGGATCTTCTGAAAGCGGTTCGGAAGTAAGTCGATTGGCTCCTTGTGTGATTCCGTCAAACTCTTCATATACAATTTGATAGAAGTTTTTAACATTATTAATTAAGTATTCTACAATTTCATCCTTTGTAGCATCTGAGACTGCAGATGAATAGTACTGAGAATGGCTGATATCGCCATTGAAGTATCCATTAACACTTCTACCAAGTACAAAGTTTGCTTCAGGAGATATCAATAAATGCTTAAGAGTATTTCCTTCTAATATTCTTTCGAAATTACTACCACCGACTGATATATCAATGTAGCCGTTATACCTATCAGCTACTCCTCTTATGAGTATTATGTTAAACTCGTTATATTGAATCTTTTTATTATCCAAATACACTCTATTTGAAGGAATATTTGATATAACAAAATCATCGATGATATCTTTTGATTCCAAATAATAACCTGGTCTATTAATATTGGTGTTAAAGGTATATGTTACGAGGGGTTTTGTAAATTCAGTTGCATGAATAAGATCACCATCTGCTATTACGGCGTTGTACGAAGGAGCATTTTTCGAAATTCTTAATATACCACTATTACTCAATTGCGGAGGATATGAAGTTACTAATGGATAACCGTCTATTGGTTCATATAGCGGTAAAGGACGAATGAAGTTATCTGATAGTTTTTTCCAAATATCATACTTAACATTTGTAATGTTTTCACTTGATGCTGGTTCTAAAGAAGCTGGCTCCTTCAATATTTTATTAACACTGTCCGGTTCAAGAGAGATAGCGAATGTGTCATTAGCGTTATCAATAGCAATATCTACTCCATAATTTAATCCTACCTTTAATGATTCATCGTTCTTCTGCTCAAATTCTACAGAAGCTCTAAACGTTTCGAATAACTTCCAACTAATATATGAGTTTAAATATTGACTTCGGATGTAATACGCTACTGTTGTTGAGTTATGCTGTTTTCTTTTGTATGAAGAATCTTCTTCATCGTATGCTTCTAAATATTGCTGAGCGTTATTTAACCCGCCATTTACCAATATCAAATCATTCCCAGAGAATTTGTATGAATACAATCTTGATCCGCTATGTGTAATATAATTACTACCTCCATCTGTTATAGAACTTATCGGATTATAAAAACTTACCCAACCATCTGGAGTTTTTTCCCAAATGTTAATACCATATGCAGCAACCTTTATTATAACGTTACCATTTTCACTTACTTCAAATCTTCCTCCATCAAGCAATGAGTTTATTCCTGTAGTAACGTTACTAGTGTATACACTTGATAACGTTGTCTCTATTCTTCCAAACTCGATATGAGAAAGACCTCTATTATAGAAAGAAATGTGATTAAATGCAATTTTAGTACCGAGAGACATCTGAGAAGCAGCGCTAATTCCGTAAACTGGACTTCTCTGGAAATTATCTTCACCCTCATCGTTGATTATATTAATCACATCAACAGTCTTTGATCTCTTAAATCCATTAAGCGAATACCTTAAACCTGTAATTACTTCTTCTTCAAACACCGATAGACTTCCAACCGTAAATTCTACTACTAAGTTATTCCATTCATCGGTTTTTATTTCGTCATTAAAGTATTGATCACTAAATATTTCTCGTGGATTATTGTCGAGAATTGCATTGGTGTTTATCTTATCTAAAAATATAGGATAATCAACTTTACCAGCTTCTTTAGAAACAACTTGAAGTGACTTATTTCCAGAAATAGGATTCTTACTAATCCGAAGTGTCACATTACCAATTGTTAATATGTCAGTAATACTATCATATATATCTATTGCATTAAACCGAATAGCTAAACTAAACTTAGAATCAACATCAAGTCCAATAGGAGTGCTTATAGCTGACGACCCAAGTTTAATTCCGTCATCTAAAGATGTATTGACACTGGTGTTTGTGTTAATGCTGGCTAGCTCGTTGGTTGACTTCCATCGATTAGTCGTTACTCCGGAATTCATGCTAAATTCTAGATGTGGTCTAACACTTTTTAATGTAGCATGTGGCAAACTGGCAGAGTTCTCTTCAGACCAGCGACCATCAACTAGATCATAAACGCAAATAACTTGAGAAATGTCTGTATTATTGAGAGTATGTGTTCCAACAATAAGTTGCGACTTCACCAATTTGATGTGAGTAAAATCAGAAGCTCGGCGTTGATATGCAGGAAGGTCTAAAGATAATGTTTGAAAATGCTCATATGTATTATACTCATTCGCTTTAAATATAAGCGCTCGAGATGCACCACCAATAGGCTTATCTAAAATAGTAAGATATACATCATCAACTGCATAGTCTAAGATTTCCCATAGTCTTTCTCCATCATAAACAGTCGTATCAGCAATAGTAATATCTTGCCATGGGATAAAATTGTCATTATGTTTATAATAGATAGACATGTATCCTCTATTATGCAGAGTAAAGATATGATCAGCGTTTCTCTTGATGCGATCACAGTGTGGGAGAACTGGTAAAGATTCATCTCCTTGTTTGTCTCCGATAATCCACCTTAGTCCAAGATCGTATGGATTAACATTTACGAATGCGGAGTTATCTTCCCATTCTGTATAATACATCAACTTACTATTTGACTTAATAGACCATCTACTTTTAGTATCAGTAGGATGTTTCTCAGCGTGTAAGAACGTAGATATGTTTGCATTAATAGCAAGTTGGTAAACTCTTACTTTACCGCCGCCGCCGAGAGGTGAACCAACTGCAACTCTCGTACCAGTAGCGTTTAAACTAACTGCTGAGCCGCTATATTCATTAAACGCTTCACCATCAATATCGTTACCAACCTTGCTCCATTTATTTTCTAGATATTGATATATTCTTGTATGACCTGATTGTGGGAATGTTCCATCATTATAGGAAGCACCAACAGCTATAATATTTCCGGTACTATTGATAGATACCGCGTTGCCGAAATGATCTCCAGGCCTTTCTCCGAAAAGTGGTTCTCCTAATTGAGACCATAAATTATTACTTCCAAGCCTATAAACTTCTACTGCTCCGTTTGTAATTTCTGTACCCAATTTACCAGGAATGCCAATTACAAAAGTTTTACCGTTATTACTCAAACTAATTTCTATTTTTTCAACGGGAGAAAGCAATATATCATTAGCGCCGTCATCGAATATTAGTCTTTGGCCACTAGAGAACCAACCAACAGATTCAGCAGTATTAATATATGATTTTGTACATGCTTTTATATCAGATCCAACATTACAACGAGTTCCAACTAAAAGAGTTCGACCGTTATCGCTTAAACTAACTTGAGTATAACTTTGATTGTCGTTATCTAACTCGGTAATATCTGATCCAATTTGAACCCAATCATTTGAAACATCAAATTCAAATACGCGGGCTCTATTTACAACTGAAGCTGAAGTACTATCAAAGTTTTGATTTAATATCTTAGCACCATCTTCTTGTAATAAACTTCCTCCTCCGTCATTTCCCTCTTCGAGACCAACTTCAAAACTGTTTTCAGCAATGTAAGGATCATTACCTATTGCCAACCGAGTACCATCTCCATTTAAACTAACGCTACTACCACTTCTTTCATAGTCAACTGCGCTATATAACGTCGATCCTTTTTGTACCCAAGATTCATTAACTAATTCGTATACGTTAACCTTACCAGATAGTGGAGCATTAGCCTGAGCGTTATTCGGAGCACCAATAGCAAGAACTGTTCCGTCTGAGCTTAAACTAATAGCTGTACCAAAACGCTGATCGATTTGATCACCGTCAATATCAGAACCAATTTGTTCCCATAATTCTGGAGAGCTATTACTATTTAATCTAAATACTCTAACATGACCGGCGTTTAGGCCTCCACCGTCGTTAAATGGTGCACCGATAGCAAGTATATTGCCATCTTCGCTTATCGCAGTTGACCTCCCGTTATAATCCGCAAGAGCTTCGTACGTAATTGTATTTCCAACTTTAATATTATTTGGAGCATCGAATGTTGATCCGCTAAAATCAAAGAAGCGAAGATCATCTTCGGTTAGAGTCTTTAACACCGGGTCGGTACTATGAATAGAAATCGCTTTTCCATTAAAAGTAACGAGCGTTTCTTGCCACTTACCATTGAATGTTAAACTCATTGGAGATAAGAACTTGGTCATATGTTCCTTCTTATTTCCGACTAAAGTATTAAGAGCACTCGTTGTTTGATCTATAAAGTTCGTAAATTGAAATGTATCATCTCCGTTAAGAGAAATTCGAGGCTCATTTGTATTAACGAACGATCTACCTATTTTTCCTGTATCTTTATTAAAGAACAACTCATGAGACTGTAACTGAGTATAATCTTTTGATAAAGAAAAGAGTGGTTGAATTACAGTATTTTCCTTATTAAATTTTGGACGAAAGCGAATAACAAACGTGTGTTCTTCAGTATCAAGAGGAACACTATGTTCACCTATATCTCCAAAGTCAACATAAGCGCTTTCTCCATCAAAGTGTACTAACTCTTCATATGAATTAAATGAAGCACCGTTATTAAAGTAGCCTCTCCAAGTATCTTTTAATACTATTGAGTCCCATGATTCATTAATAGAGTTAAGATTTTTTGCTGAATTAACATCAAATACTAACGAATTAATAGCAGGAGGATTATCATAAAGACTAATCGGTGTGACTTTAATAATCTTACCGCTTCCTAATACATCATCATCCTTTTTTAATTGAAACGGCGTATAGTTATATTTTATAGCTGTACTACCTTCTATCAACGATGCTACAATAGTACGAGTAAAATCATCATTAGCTGGCTCCCAATCACCAGAAGAAGGACTAAAGAGCTTCTCTCTTGGATAGGATACTTCAATAATTTCATCGAAGAAGAGGCGGAAAAACGTTGTAATACTTTCTTCAGAACCTTTAAGAGTATAATACTGGACAATCTTTTTGTACAGCGATACTCTATCAACCACTACTGAATTAGGAATATTCTTAGCAATTTCTCCTTGAATACCGTCTAAATACTTGATCGAAACTTTATCAATATCGTGTTCATCAATGATGCGATTCGTTTCGTATGTTGGAAGACCTTCAGTATTAAGATACTCATAATACTCTTTTATTAAATTTATAAAAGTTTCTGAACTTTCTCTTAGTTGCGCAGGAATAAGTTCTTCAACTCTAAGCGATTCAGTATTATGCGGTACAGTTCCCTGTGGAGCTGCGGTTGCTATAGAGATATGAGACATATTTTATATATTTCCATCGGGGCGGTGTCTTAAAAATGGTGCATAGTCATTAACTCCAGAAGAACCAGATACTGCGATTGTATCAACTTCTGGTTTAATTACTGTTTTACCAATGTCAATTGAAAGAAGTTTATTTCTCTTTGATACTACGTCATTTGATGCTGGTGTAACGTATATATTTATAGTCTCGGTTTTATTAATAGGAAGAGAATCAATCGAAACTAATCCGCTACTAGTATCAAGGGTGCCAACACTTCTGAATAAAGTTCTCTTGATTCCATCAGCACCGAGAGAGTATGCGTATATATTTCTTTCAGTTGATGAACCTATAATTGGTTCATCTTCAATACGAAGAACAACTCCGTTATATGTCCAAGAATCTGAACTCAATACTGATTCTTCTTGATTTTCGTCTGCATATAGTGCCATTTGGAAATCAACTGGTGTTGATACAAGTTTACCATATTCTATTACTGCCCTTTTATACGCGAAGACTCTAACGAATGAATTAACAACCGCGATGTCTAACTTATCAATTAGGGAAAGAAGATGCGAATAACGGAAGACTCCGTCAAACCTTTGAAGATTGTTTGTATTGAAATCTAAAAGAAGAGACTCTACCTTTGTTGAAAGCTGACCAGCAGACAGCGATGTTCTATTTGAATCGTACTTAAACAATACATCAAAGTATAGATATGTGAAATCAGGATCGATAAGAACCGGCTCGATACCAATTACTCTCTTTGCTTCAAGTTCTTTAAGCAAAAAGATTTTATCTGTATTAGTAAGAGCATTATCATCGAATGGTTTAACCGATATGTATACTTTACCATATTGTGGTGGAAAATTATCTTCTCCTCCCCAAACAGATACTGTTTCAATATTATTAAGAATCTGCATGACAAGAGTCTTATAGTCGCTCGATGTAACAGCTCTGTTCTGTGTTATAAAGGAAAGAGGTGCATTTTGACGAATACTTTCAATGTCTTCCTTTTCACTACCATTTGTAGCACCAGATAAAGTTGTGATGACTGGTGATACTGATGTTGGACTCGCCCATGTAAAGACATTAGCGCCATTACCTTCTTTACCTTCAGTACTTAAATATTTAAGTTTAATTATACTGAGAGATGCTGGTTTTTTTCCAAAAATATCATCACCAAACTGAATCTCATAATTTCCATTATAATTCTCGTTAATAAAGTAGGCAGCAGTTGATGGACCAACACCTGAAAGAGTCGTGAATTCAGTATAAGTTTCAACAGCAGTTGAATAAGCATTATCAAATACATCAACGATCAAATGATCTAAATCAATCGATGAATCTTCAATAATAAATTTCTGATCAATGTTTCCAGATTCAACAACGAATGTACTTTCTTTCATTCGTCCTTGATAGATAACCACATTCTCGAAAACATATTGAGAATTTATTTCATCAAGAGTAGTAGTATAATCATCTACTGTGATGTACGTATAGGTTGTACCATCGATCGCGGCTGTAAGAGTTTGTCCTCTATAAAGTGTGTATGTAGAAAGATTACGATTAACAGAAGATGCAAAGGTCAACGAGATCGATGCCATTGGAGCTGTCTTACTTTTTGGAGTATAACCAAGAAGCTTTGCTCGAGAAACGACATTTGATCTGATTTGCGCTGAATCAATAAAGGATTCATTCATTGCATTATGCGCAACAACTGCGTTATAATGCGTGTTATATGCTAAGATGTCTAATAGGTGATTAAGACCTGATCCCTCAAAATCCCAATCGCTGTATTCTCCATTTGGATTATTTCTAAAATAATCTTTAAGGTTATCTTTGATTGCATCAAAGTCTAATTCTGTAACATTAAGTTGTTTCATTATCGTAATCGTTGTAAGTAAAAACTAATTTCCTCTCTTTTTGGAGAGAATATAACATTGAATCCAATTGTAATTTCATATAAGTTCCTATCAGAATTGTCTGTAACTTCAACTACATGATCATTTGTTCTTGGTTCGAATTTTTTTAATACAAATAGTATTTCTTCCTTAATTGCCATCGCGGTAAAGTTATCTGCTGGTTCAAATAACATCGCAGCCGCATTGGATCCGATTTCAGGATGAAATGGTCTCTCAAAAAAGTTTGTTAGTATTAAATTCTTAACGGCAGACTTAACAGCTTCTAAATCTACAACTGCTGGTATATCCTTTTTAACTGGGTGCACGTCTTTAAAAAATATAGGGAAATCCTTATACAATTGCTGCATCGCAACCTTATTTGGCGCTGGATTTTTATCTGATAGTTGCCTTGACATATAACCTATTTATATTAATTGAGGAAGATATTAGGCGCAGTAGTCACTTGATTTCCACCATATTTTTCTGTACATGGTCCACCAGTAGTCTGTAACAGAGATGACCCGATATGTTCTACCTGCTCTAGGCCGACATCGATCTTTCTCCAACCTCCGATACTTTCAGTTACATTACCATTTACACGAATATCCCAGTTTCCTTTAATAAATGTTGTGCAGTTAGCATCAATTGTTAAATTGCAGTTTCCCTTAATGTTCACGTTATTATCTTTTACAATGACCTGAAAGTTATTACCGACAATGACTGAAGTCTTATCACCGACTGGAGTAACTTCTTCATATGTACCAGTTCTGTGGATTGTAGATATTCTTTCTTTGCCTGGAGTTACATCATACTCAACAATGTGTGCTGCTTCATCAGCATCATTGGCTCGCTCATAGGCAGTAACATGGTTCTGAGGATATGTTGGTTTCATCACATCATCAAGAACAGGGAACTTCCAATTATTATTTACACGGCCGAGTGCAGTAGGAACTTTATCATATAACTTTCGTAAAGATTTTTTCTTATCGTAACTAAATCCTTCTTTATATTTTTCTTCTTTGACTTGTGCAGATCTTGGGGTGTCAGGCATATTAAGATGTAATCCCATATCTTCGCCTTTTTCTTTTTCATTATCTGGGTCTTTTTTGACAAGTTTTCCAGCAAATTTAGAATTTTTCTTATTACTTGGATATCGTTTAGACGGATCAGAAAAACCTTTACTATAATCAGTTGGACGTGATGTAATAGATGGGATAGATCCCATAATAACTGGATCCTGAGCATTAATACTATCTCGAAAGAAGCCAATTACCCATGTACCACGTAACAATCCTGTTGCTGACTGACCAACACCTGAAATTGAAGCTGATGTAACAGGCAACATTGTCATGGCCCACGGCAAATCTTCTGTTTGAATACCCTTACCTTCAGTTTTGTCTTCGTTATGATATCCAAAACATCTTACGCGATATCTTCCCATCTCCATAGGATCATCAATGTCTTCAATCACACCTGTGAACCATGCAAATCCACCACCGTTATTAATAAAATTTTCAGGATTCATAATTTATTTATAGTTCAATATTAAAGGAGTCTTTCTTTACCCGCAATTCTGAGAAATATTCACCACCATCAAAGACATGATTTACAGAAGTAATTAAATGCCTACCAGAGAGGTGTTGGTCAATCAAATCTCTATCTGTTTGTGATTTATTCTTCATGTTCGCGAGGAATTTTTTCATACCAACTGGATCAATCGATTTAGGGAATTTTAAATTAATCACTGTACCAGGATTCAATTTAAAATCACCAAAAAGTTTTATATCATGCGATGCAGTTTCAAGAGCTTCTTCAATTGAACGAGTTTTACCATGCGTATTTTCTTGAAGGGTATTATAATTCATATCCTTTCCATCTTCAGAAAAGGCCAAGTTGTTAACTGATGTGTGCTCAAGATGCGACTTAGGCATAAGGTTTAATTTCTCTCCATTTACATCAAATGTTGCAGAAAGCGGGATTTTTTTATTTAGAGTAAGATTTTGCTTAAAATCCCTATCATAGTTATAATCATATTTTGTATATGTCTTCCGCGAATAGTCTAAATAATTGTTTTCTGATGCCCATCCTCCGTTGATTCCTTGATAAACCTTTCCAAATTTAAGATTGGATGTAACACTGAGAATACGCGATACTCTTTGATCATAGTCTTCTTTAGTATAAGGAAGTTGATTAAATTCTCTGTGATCGTGGTATGTGTGATATTCTTCAGCAGTTAATAAATTATGGAGCGATGATAAATGGATAGTATTATCGAGAGTATGATAAAAGAAAAATGGAGAATGATTTCCATCGTATGTCTTTTTTCTTAGCCATTCAATTGCCTCTAGAGGAGTCTGCCAATTAATAATTCCCTTCGCCCGCGAAATAGTTTCTCCATCTACTACAATGCTACCAGCAAACTGCAAATCCTCTTTAATGATTCTTTCGATTTCTTTATCTGTGTTATTGGTAAAAGCTCTAGATATCTTCTTCAGTTTCGAATAATATGCATGCTCTGATACACAATTTATTGTATAGACATTAATATGTTCTTCTTCAGCGCTCGCATATAGAGGATACTCTGTAACAACAAAATCAAGTGAAATCTTTCTTTCTTTAATATTACCGTTTGTATTCGGATTAGTAGATATTATAATCTGAATCTTTTCTTGACCAATCAACGGAGAACTTTCAAAGAAATTTGCTGAATCCTTTATACTGATATTAGCAAGAATGTTTGGAGAATAGAGAGATTCTGTAATGTTAAGCTTAACAACAATGTTTTCGATATCATATTTTTTACCGTCATGCGTAGTTATTTCTACTGTCTCTAAATTATATGCTCCTGGAGATAATGATGAATTTCTCCCAAAATTTGCCCTTTGTGTTCCCATTTATTTTGTTAGTTTCTCTTGATATGCTGCAACGAAATCATCGATGTGTTCTTCTCTGATTACTCGAATCTTCCGTGCCTCAAAATCTTTTTCTTCAAGATCTTCCTTTATAGATACAAATTTAGCTTGTTCAGCATAGTATGATTCAACAAAGCTTGGAATATATCTCCTCTGCCTACTGATCTGGTTATATTCTACCATTTCGCTTTGATCAAATCCATCGATTCGAGTTGGTGCCACATTAATATCTATATCACCCCTAAAATATTCCCCCTCAAGCTCAACATCATTAATATTAAATACACGTGAGTACGCATCGAAAGCAGTTGACTTATCTCCTTCATATTCATTATCAATAAAGTACGCTGGAGCATTATATGAACTCTCAAAGAATCTATGAGAAATGAATTCTATTTTTTGGAAATATTTTTCTAGGAAATGTTCGTAATATGCAGTACTTCCGATTACTAACCCTTGCTTATTTTCTATATCTCTTAAGAATTCATAATAAGTAGTAGTTTGATTTAATTGTACCCATTTAAGTGCTTTTTTTGTCCACTCAGTTCTTTCCGCTTCAAATTGTATATGTTTCTGACCGTCTAAATAAGGATTCTTAATATACTCTATATGCCATTCTCTGTTATTTGCAAATTTTCCTTTATTAGTAATATCATTTATCCAAAGCTGGAACCGTTGATCATCAAACTTTAATATCTCTGCTTGTACTTCTTCACCACCATCGCGCGACCGTATTCTAATATTTTCGTTGTCTAAATCCAATCCACCGAAATAATTTGTCATTTCAAAGGAATTTTCGTATTTACGAGCAACAGGATATTGCCGAGGAATAAAAACAAGGACAGAATATTTCGAATAGTCTTGCTCTAACATTAAATCAAAAGAGCGAGAAGTATTAGGCCACGAGTTTAGTCCTTGTTTAAGTGTTTCGTTGACGACAAAGAATGTCCAATAATAATCAGGAGTTTTATATAAACGAGTCGAAACAACATCAGGACGTTCTCCATTACTGATTTCATAGTATGTATATGTAGAAACATTATCGATAAGCTTATCACGTACATCAACGTGTCTGAACATATCAACTAAATCAGTCTTAACGCCATTTGCATTAATATCGTATGCTACCTTAGGGAATTGAGAAAAGAATGACATAATTATTTTTCTGTAATTGGTGCTGGTTCTGACCCATGAAAAACTGGCCTTCCGCCAGCAATTCCTCTCTCATCTCCGAGTTGAGCTTTCTCCATAGTATCTAAATCTTTTCTATTTAAGGCCCGAGTTTCAGTGAACTGTAATTCAATCTCGCATTCAAGAGGAGCGTTATCTGAAAAATAAATATTACCAGTCGAATTATATGTTGTATTTACAGATGTACAATAGCATGAGTATATTCGTGGGATAAACTTATTCTCTTCGCCTCCACCAACATTCATATTCATAAATTTAATTGTCCATACCGGAGGGTACTCAAGAGTAATAGCGCTATTTGGTCCACCTCGATCAGCATAAGTAAAGTGTCTAAACTTCGATTGAATATCTCTGATTAGCACTGATTCTTTTTCATCTCGTGCAGACATATGAAACTTAAACCCAAATTGTCTTACTCCGTTTTTATTAAAAGTTGTGTTTGTATTTGGATTAATCACTTGCCCTTGCCCGAGATTAACCGCTGTTTGAAGTCCGTCTGGCACAGCTGATGATGCTATCACCGCGGCCTGAATACCCTGTATACTAGAAGCATTCTTAACCTTCTGTGTTACTTTGTCGGTGAAACTTCCATCGCCTGAAAATAAACCTGCTAACCCCGCGGCTGCCGTACCACCTATACCCAAATCTGTTTGTGCAAAATCTGCGCTATCTCCAAATGCCAAACTGCCTGGTGCAGGAAACCAAATGCGGTGCTGATTGGTTACGCCAGACAATGTACGTTCATGCGCGCAAAACACTATACATGGCCGGCGATTATCGCCTCTCATATCTGGCGGATAAATAAGAGGGGCGACGTTTTGGTTCTTCGGTTTAGGATCAGGTTTCTGAGCTTCAGGGATTTTAAACTGCTCATTACGTGCGACATCTCCCGCGCCGCTTAATATTTGATTTTGATTATCCAGTGGTATAAACATATGTAATTCTATTTATAATAAAAACATGACATACAAAGGACGATATACTGTAAAAAATCCTAAGAAATACGATGGTGATCCAACGAAAGTTGTATACAGATCTCTATGGGAGAGGCAGGTGTTTAAGTTTATGGATTCAAATCCAGAGGTAATTAAGTGGCAATCAGAAGAAACTATAATACCATACCGGTGTAAGACAGATAATCGTATGCACAGATACTTTATGGACGTTAAAATGGTAACAAAAGATAAGACATATCTTATTGAGATCAAACCAAAGAAGCAGACTCAAGCTCCTAAAGAGCCGAAAAGAAAGACTAAACGATATATTACTGAAGTGATGTCATACATAAAAAACACCTCAAAGTGGGAAACAGCTGAAGCATACTGCGCTGACAGAGGATGGGAGTTCGTAATATGGACAGAAGATACTCTAAAAAATTTAGGAATTAAAATACTAAAATAAATATATAAATAGATATATGGCAGAATCTCTATTTGATAAGTTTAATAAAGAAGCAACCAGTGCTGGTATTCGGAAGAACACTAAAAGCTCTTTGCGTTGGTTTAGGGAAAAGGTAACAGCAATTACGCGTGTCAATCGCGCGAGTCTATTAAAAGATAGTAAACTCAAACGAGTGAATACGCCATTGGTTGGTCGGATGTTCATGTATTTTTATGATCCCAAAACAAAGGATACATTACCACATTACGATAAATTTCCTCTTGTCATTATGGTTGATAAAGCTCCAGGCGGTTTTTATGGTTTAAATTTACACTACTTAGAACCACGTCTACGAGCAAAGTTTTTTGATGTACTCTTAGGTTATGCTACCAATACTAAGTATGACGAGACTACTCGACTTAAAATGTCGTATGATCTACTGAAGGCATCATCAAAGACAAGTGCGTTTAAGCCATGTTATAAGAGATATCTCACAAAAAATATTAAATCACAAATTGCAGAAGTATCGGCACCAGAATGGGCAATTGCGATATTTTTACCGACTGAACAATTTAAAAAGGGTAATAAAGAATCTGTCTGGAAAAATTCTAAAAGTAAAATCTAATGACTAACACAATCGATACATTTAAATCAATTATTGGAAAACGTAACGGATTAGCAAGGTCTAATCGATTTAACGTATTCATTAATCCTCCTCAAAGTCTTTATAGAAAAAACAACCTTGATGAATTACGAGATCTGAACGTTATGTGCGACTCTTGCGGGATGCCTGGTAGACAAATACAGACATTCGATATGAAATATTTTAGGCAAGATATTAAAACTGCACAGGGGTTTATTAATGAGGATATATCATTTGTATTTAATCTTACGAGTGACTTCTTTATTAAAAGACTCTTTGATGATTGGACAAATTTAATTATTGATAGAGAATCATATAAATTAAACTATGGCAGCGTATACAAAAGATCTGTTGAAATTTACCAACTCGATTCCGAAAATCAAATTACGTATAAGGTTGAACTAAAAAATGCATTTCCAGTTTCGGTTCAGGCTGTTGAGTTAGGAAATGCTGACGGAGGTGTTCAACAAGTTACAGTTGAATTTACATACGAAGATTTTATTGAGACAGAAATGCGTTCACCATATGAAACGGCTGGCTTGCAGGCGCCGATCAACTTTGGTGCGGCGTTTGGGTAAATCTCTTGGGAAATAGAGGTATAAATACCTTTTTACACTATAACTGAATGAACAACAACTAAAAAATTATGGCATTACCAAAACTAGAAACACCAACGTACTCGATTGAAGTACCTTCCCTTAAAAGCGAAATAGAATTTAGACCGTTCCTCGTAAAAGAAGAAAAGATATTAATGATCGCTCAAGAATCTGAAGATGAAAATAAGATTCTAAAAACTATAAAAGATATCATCTCAGCATGTTCATTTGAAAAATTAGATCCATCAGAATGTACAGCATCAGATATTGAATATCTCTTTATACAGCTTCGCGCTAAAAGCATTGGAGAAACTGTTACGATTAAAATTAAATGCTCAGAATGTAATGAATACACAGCTAATAAAATCGACCTTGAGGAGATTAAGCTTAGCGACGATGAAGAAGTTAATAATACTATTGAAATCACTGATTCAATTGGTATTGTTCTTAAAAAGATATCGATGCTTAACGCAGAGAAAATTAGTAAATCTGATCCGCTAAAGGCGTTTAATCAGTTGCTTATATATTCTATCGAATCTATCTATGATGCTGATAGCGTATATCCAGCAAGCGAATCAACCGAAAAAGAACTAATCGCTTTCATCGATTCATTGTCTCATTCTCATCTTGAGAAGATTCAAGAGTATATTCAAGATGTTAAAAAGCTTCAACACACATGCTCGTTTAAGTGCAAATCATGCGGCCATGAAAATAAAACAGTATTAGAAGGTATTGAATCTTTTTTCTCATAGGCCTTTCTCATGATTCCCTATTGAATCATTATCAGACAAATTTTGCTATGATGCAACACCATAATTATAGCTTAACAGAACTCGATAATATGTTACCTTGGGAAAGGCAGATTTACGTTTCTCTTTTACAAGCGCATATAAAAGAAGAAAATGATAGAATTAAGAAACAAAACCAATAAATAGATATATGGTGCAAAAAGATAAAAGCTTAAACGATTTAACCAAACGACTGAAAGAGTTCCTAGAAAATCAAATTCAAGAACTTGAGTCGGCAACTACTGACATTGCTAATAACAATGCTGAGTTTGTTGCGGAAATTACCAAGGTACGAGCTAATATCATATCAGCAGTAAGTAAAGAAACAGATGGGGGAAAGTTAACAGGACTAAATATCAAAAAAGATATAAGTCTCTCTGACTTTATGGGTGATACAGGTAACCTTGAGAATCTAAACTTTGTGTTGGGTTTGAAACACCTTAACATAAAAAAGAATATTCTTAATGCTATTATCAAAGAGACTCAAGCCGGAAAGTTAAGCGGATTAGATTTAGATAAGACAATATCATTGTCAGATCTTCTTGGTGAATCGCCTAACTTAAATGCTGTGCATGCATTAAGATGGTTAAGAATCAAGAAAACAATTCTCAAAAAGGTTGAATCTGCAGTTAAAGATGTAGATGTTAAAATAGATAATGAAGTATCTCTTAATGATATTCTTGGTTCTACACCAGAGCAAGATATATTGACGAAGGCTAGGTTCTTTATGATCCGTCAAGGATTGCTAAAAAGGATTTCGAAAGCAGCTAAAGAGTTTGATCCGCAACAGAGCGTTGACGAGATCACAGGAGGGTTTGGATTAACAAGTGTGTTTTCCAATAAGCCAAGTATTGAAGAGAATAATTTAAATACGATAGGTTCTTCTGATGCGCATTTACTTGAGCTACAAGGCATCAATAAAAATCTAGCAAAGGTTCACGATCACCTTACTATTAATACTCCAGATGTAGCTGACAATATAGAAGACAAGAAAGAACAGATAAAGCGTAATGAGAGACGGCATGATGAATTAATAGCTACTCTTGCTAGTGTTGGAGGTGCTCAAAATAAGTTTCTTAGCGGAGGAGGCGAAGGCGGTGAAGGTGGCGGCCTTGGTTTCATGGATCTGCTAGTGGCTGATGTTGTTGGTGATAAAATTGGTGATAAAATGTCAAAGCGTGGGTTGCTGAAGGGGGCTCGTGGGATGTTTGCCGGTCTGACGGCTAAGATCGTTGGTTTGACGACTGCAATTGGTGGTTTGGCAATGGGTGTAGCTACATCGCCGTACACGATGATAGCTGCTACCGCGGCGGCTTCGTATGCGGGTGGAAGGCTACTTGATAATAAGCTTGGCATTACTGACAAGTTTGCCGAGGCCGTAACAGGTGGCCCAGATAAAACGCCTAAGTACGAGAAAAACCAAAAACAAGCAATACTAAAGGCAGGTCTAGACGTTAATAAACCAATCCTCAATCCAGTGACTAAAGAAGTTACTGGATTTGAAGAACTTAACATTACAAAGGGCAAAGAAGGCAAGTATGACTTACTTCCTAGCCACTCGAGGTACGATCCAAAGATACATAAAAAATCGACTTCGGCAGAAGAAAAATTCATGCCTCCTGCAATTACTGCTGAAAGTCAATTACCTGGTTCGATCGTAAAGTCTGTCGTTGACGATAAAGATCCTAAAAACATAAAGGCACAAGAAACGAAGCAGAAACAAGTTGATCTTATTATTGCTAAACGTAAGGCCGAAGATAATTTAAAATCATTTGAAGAAAATGCTGGCTCATTTAAGATGGAAGTGGTTAAAGGCACTGACAGTTTTGGAAAGCTTGACTCCTTCTACGACACCGAAGTAAAAGTATATGATGATGCAAAAGAACAAATAAAGTTTAAGGATCTGCAGACAAAGATGTTGACCGCGAAAAATGAACAACATAGGGCCAAACAGAATATGTTCAAGAGAGCAGGCCGAGGTATAAACAAGGATAAAAAGTTTACAAATCTCTCTGAGCAAAGAGATTTCTATGTCGCTAACGGATTAGCTGAAAAGGGAGAAACCCAGTTACCAATTGCTGAGAGTGATTATCGACTTACTAAATTGCTTGAAGACGAAGCCACCAAACAAATGGCTGGAGATTCTGTGCCTCAAGATTCACTCGTTAAAGGAGAAGTAACTCCTAAAGATATTAAACCTTCTTCAGACTCTGTTACGACTGAAACAGTTGTCGGTGATAAAAAAGAAAAGAGCAGCGTTCCACAAGATCTTAAAAAAGCTAAACAGATTAAAGAGCAATTTGTTAAAGATATGCAAATGAGGCAAACAGCAGAAGATGCATTGACAAAGTTTAAGTCTGACAAATCTAAAGGAGAGTATACATACGCTGAAGATGAATATGGAAAATATCGTCGAGTATATGCAGATAAGAAGGCGCAAACAGAGTATACACAATTAGAGGATGATCGTGAGTTATACGATCCATCAAGTACCGCTGCCGATAATCTCGCAGCTGCGCTTGGTCACAACAATCAAGAAATGGCTAAATTCGAATTAATGGCGCTTCTTCCAAAGGGAACTGTTGAACCAAAAGACTTTCAGGACAACATACTTGATGATAAAATAAGCGCAGCATATGTTCAAGAAGAATATCAGGCCAAAGTGCTGGAACTGGAAGCGATTGGAGAGTTCGGCCCTTCTATAGAAAAGAAAAGGCTTCAAGATACTTATATGAAATACCGCGGTCATTCAACCGATGGAACGGGACGGGGGTCGAGAGTCGAGAAGATTCACAAACTTCAATTTTTAACAGAAGAAGGTGAATTTGACGGAAAGGAAACATTTTCAGATGTAGATCCGAAGTTCAGGTCTGTTGACGGTGCTCTTCATGATTATCTAGTAAATGAGGACTCAACCCCTAAGAATGGTCAGTATGTTGGCACTCCTGGTACCTTTAAGGGTGATCAAAGATCTCCTGAGAAAATCGCTGAATCAGTTCACATTGAAACACAAAAGATGAACGGCCAAATACCAACACCGTACACATCGAATGAAATTAGTGTACCATATAAGGAGCAGGGTGAAAAAGTTATTGTGCCAACAGAAAGAATGACTGGAGTTGCTGTTGATCCAGAAGAACGAGCCAAAAAGCTTTTAGCAAAAACAAATGATGAAATAGCTGCATTTGAAAATAGTGATAAAGGTGAATACACATACGCTGAAAATGAGGTCGGGCAATATCGCCGAAAATATGTTGATAAGAACGTACAAAAATCATACGCAGATTTAATTGATAGACAGTCTCTTTATGAAACTTTGGAGTATGAAGACCAGCAAAAAGTAAATGCTCGATATATTAAAGAAGACTATCAACGCAGAGCAGTAAGCGGTGAAGAGTATAATAGCTTTGATATGAATGACTTAAAGTACCGGTATTTGCGGTCGATGGGTTATGAAGGGTTTGATGAATATGATAACGGCACACTTCAAGATTTAAAGTACCTTAACGATAAAGGTGTAAATGTGGATGGTAACTTCTCTTCTATGGATCCTGAAATGCAGAGCATTGAAGGTATGATGCATACAGAGTTAATGAAAGGTGCTGAAGTTCCTAAACCTAAAGTCGTTGCTACTGATACTATGACCGGAAAAAGGGTTACTACGTCACCTAATGGGTTTAAAGTCACTGAAGGTGCTGCTCCAGATACTATGGAAATGTCAGAATCAGCGATGGCAGATATATCGGCGGAGAAACGGAGGGAATACAACCAAGCGTTTCAGAAAATGAGTAATGATCTATCAGAAGATGACAAAGTGAAGACAGGGATCGGGAGAATAGCAACTCCGTCTGATATACAGTTTGATGCACCATCTGCTGGAAATCAGATAGCTATGCAACAGAAAGCGAATCTCGATCTAGCATCTACATCTGCAGGAAACACTACATCGGTTATCGATGCGAGTAATAAAATTAATAACTCTAGTTCTTCATCATCTAACATTACAGTTGCTGCTCCACCGCATATTGATAAGACACACGATGCGTTTGGTAAAACCGCACTTAATTGGTAAACACAAAAAAGGGGAAGCGGCACATTACCACTTCCCCTTACTTATTCTAGATCAGAGATGCTTAGCCTTGTGCGGCTAACTTGGCAAAGTAGTCAAGTGTGTCACCATCATCTTCTGTGTCTAGGCTAACGTTGGTATCTTCCGTAGGTGCAGCTGCAACCGCTGCAGGCGCATCAACTACTGGTGGAAGTGTCTCGTTAAGCTCGACCTGTGTGTCTGTCGAAAAGGTATTAGACAAGTTCTCTTCGCCAAGAACTTCGTACAGCTTCTTCTTTAAGTCAGCATATGACTTATAGTTACCTTCGCTGATAAACTCATTCAATCCATGAATAGAATTATATACTGATTCAAGCTTTGCTTCATCACCATCGAATAGTTCGGTAACACCTTCGAATTCAGACTTATCATAATTACGATAGCCTTCGAAGTTGCGAATCTTCAGTTTGAAGTTTGCTCCACCCCAGAAATCGAATGGATTAACTGGCTTTTCATCTTGGAACTGTGGCTGCATAACATCCATTACCTTATCCATGATCTTCTTACCATACTTATAAAGGAATACCTTACCTTCATTTTCGGGATTAGCAGAGTCAGAGACAACAAGGATATTAGAGACATGATGCAGACGACGCTTACGCATACGTGCAAGCTCCTTATCTTCTTCACGACCAGAGTTCCATAGCTGTGTATTCATCTCACTCACTGGATCATTTTGACCAATAGAGGTGAGAGAGTTTTCGATATACCAACGACCAGTTGGACCTTTAAATCCATGGTCCCAATATTTGATCCACGGAAGATCTTCACCTTCAGACGCGGGTAAGAAGCGAATAACGGCATAACCATTACCTGCTTTGTCTACTGTTGGTGCCCAGAATCGATCATCTCCATAAGACTTCTTCTCTGTATCTTTAGAAGCTGCATTAATGAGCTTATCAATTGTTGTGGCGCGGTTTTGTTTTAAGTTTGCGAATGACATATTATTTTTAGTATTTTGTTTTGTGTTATTAGTATTGCGTTGTATTATTGCTACCAACAAACTCTATATTATACTGATTTGGCTCATTTGTAAATAACATAATCAAGTGATCACGGTATTTGTTTTCATCTGAGACAATGAGTGGAATAATGAACTGTTGGTATTTTCGTAGTGTAAGAAGGGAGGACGCAGTGATACCAAGCGGATCGCGTAGTTCTCTCTTCAGGCTTTTGATAAAATCTACAAAATGATCTATAATAGCGAGAGTATCAGGTGATACTTGTTGACTTGTATAGAGATTAAGTAGGAGATTATCTGATTTGCTGGAATTTGGTTTACAGACTCCATCAAATGTAAGGTTGTATTTATAAGCTTGTCCTCGTATGAATTTTACCTCATTCTGAAAATTATAGAACAGAGCTTGACGATAGGAATCACGTTTCATATAGATCTCATGATCCATCTCACCGATCCATTGATTATCAGACATAAAATTGTCAGCGAAGAATAGCTTTAGATCTGAATCCCTTGGATATCGGCGAGCAATCTTTTCAAAGAAGTATCGGTCCTTCCTTCTCTCAAATGATGCTTGCTTTATATTTGCTCTAAAGTTATATTTAAATGCGTCATACTTTTCTTGAGAGAAGTGCAGTTTAATAGAACTATAAATGCAATATGCTTGATATCCGTTCATGTAGTAAAAAGCGAAGCAGTCGTTCTTTTAATAATATTGCGGTTCATAGCTTCTGCTTCAAGCTTAACCTTCAGAGGACCTTTAACAAGCTTTGCCATATCTACAGGATCGATCTGTCGCTGTTCACACAAGTGGCAGATCGCTTCTGCGTATGACATTTTATCCTTATGGACTAGCATCTCTGACTGAAGAGTTAGCTCTTCACGAGTCATTGAGTTTTTGATTGTTATTTTATTTCGCATTATAGTACCTTTAGGATGAGTGTTTGATCGTTGATTCGACCGTTTGCTTCTTTACGTTTTGTTGTGAGAGCATCGATGATCTTATCTCGTTGCTTATCGGTCTTTGTGACGATCGCGCTAATAACATCAGACGGTTTACGAAGTGACATAGAGTAACTTAGCTTCTCATCGAATCCTTTAATCGAGGTTCCTTTCACACTAAATCCTTCAGTGGATGAACATTCGTATACAGTCATTCGACGATATTTAATATTGAAGACATATAGCTTCCTTGCTCCAGGGATATTTGCTGGTGACATAGATGTGACAGCATATTCATCAGATTCAGCCAAATACTTGAGAGACTTTACTTGCCTATCAGCACTTTGGATTTTCTTCTTGCGTGGTTTTCGAGCATTAGTATTAGTGGCTCTAAACTTAGCGACTTGCTCCTCCATCTTAGTGAGCTCTTTAATACGAGAACGAATTCCTGGTTTGGTTAGATATGAATAACCCTCGGCGCTGTCAGGATCACCCTCTAGAGCTTCAGTCAATTCTGTCTTATATCTACCTAACCATTCTTCTACATACTTCAAACCAGCAGCTGGAATAGTGTGCTGCTTAAGGAGAGAATATACGTTAATTCCCTTCACCTTCGGCTCAGAATTAATCCAATCGTCGAGCATCCAATCAAGTTCAGCACATACAGTACTGTTTACTTTATTCTTCAATCTCTCGATAGGACTAATATTGTTAGTGTGTTTGTTTGCGTCAACAGGAGTGTCGACGATTTTTACATAGTTCGCGAGTAGAGACGTAAGCTCAGTCTTGATATGTGTAAGGTCGTTATGCGCCTCTGTGATATTATATCCTTCCTTATCTTTATAATACTCCATGTATCCATCACATGTAGGCAACATACCATTATTCAGAGCTCTGCACAATTTTGATGTAGTGACTGAAGGTTGTGTATCTCGTAAGCTTTTGATATACTTGATTTCGTCCTTCTTATATCCGTTATTCTTCATCCACTCTAGAGCAAAGACTTTAAGGTCTTTCGCACTGAGATAATAGTTATAGAAACCGAACATGCGATTTCGATTCTCCATGAATTTTACAGGATCCCAATTTTCACATCCGTCCCATCGTGGTTCTTCTCCAGTATATTTAGAGTCACACGCGATGACTCGATTATATTTGTCAAGTACTTTAGCCATAATGTATATTAGTATTCGTTATTGTCCACAAATGCGTCTGCGGTATATTTAGTGAGGATTTCAAACTCTTCATCAATATCTTCTTTACTTGGAGCTTTTGGTTCAAAGTTAACATAATCGAGTGAATCCTTTGATACTGCTTTCTTTGGAATTCGGCCTCGAGCTGGAAGTCCAAGCTTTTGACGCTTGAGCTTCTTTGCGGTTTTCTTGATAAACGCGAGTCTTTGTTTTTCTGTCATAATCTAATTCTATACTGTTTGTGTGTGTAAACTATATAACTATAGGCACTTATAGCAACCATTGCATCGTACTGTCCGCAGGGATTTCACTTGATAGTAATATCCTGCTTTGCTTACGTACCGATTTCCATAAAAATCATAATCATACTCTGGTGGAGACCATACATTTTCATAGTGTGGTACTGTCAGCACACACGTTGCTGGGACATAGACACGAGATGGAGTAGGATAGCTACGACCATGCGGCATAGTTCGTGGATAATGACCATGATTGTTGCCATATCCGCGGCTGAATCCACCAGTTCGATTTCTCCAACCAGCAACACCTCCGCTGACTGCTCCGATAATTGCTCCAGTTTCGCTGTCACCGTCTCCAGTGTTATTACCGATAACTGCTCCGATTCCTCCACCGATAGCGCTATCAATAAGTACATCTCCAAGGTTGGCTGATGATGTTGAAACGATGGCGAATGCCGCGATTACTGCTATTGTTGTTTTTTTCATAATTGTTCTTTGATTATTGTTATTTAGTAAAGTTGACGCTAAGGCTCATGTGACCTAGGCAGCCCATGTAAATTACCGCATTCTTATCGCTACCCTTAAGGCTGGCGCGAAGCTCTGTGCAGCCACCGAATTTGTCGCGTTTAACAACTACCGTGCCTAGGCTGCGAAGCTCGCGGGCTGCGATCAGGAAATTTGTGACTGTAAATTTATTATTCATATTGTTTAACTTGATTATAGATATATTATACCATATATGAGCTAGTATGTACATATATTTATTATCTTGGCTATCAATAGCTTAGACAGCGTTTCTATAAAGGTTAACATTATTTGAAAAATAGGTGCTTTCCAACCTTATTTGTGAGTGTCATGTCAGCTGCCCAATATGGTTCGTCGATATATTCTGCATAATAGTGATCAGCGCCTTTTGTGTAATTGGTCATCTCGGCGGTGTCGACAATCTTCATTGCCTCGTGCCAGCGTGGGTGATTTTGTGCTTTCGCGATATTCGTATCAACATCGTTTTCATTCCAACATGAGAATTGCCATGCTTGAAGGCAAACAGCCGACATTGATTTGTTTCGTTTCATTGATCTGTTATAGACCACTTCGTGCACCGACTCCATTGCACCTTCAGCGTATTCTCCTCCTGCTTCGAGGATCAGAGTAGATGCAACTACATCACGATCTGAATAAGAGAATGCAGTGCTGCTAAGAGCTATGAAGAGTGCAGTGTATAGTTTCATATTAAAATTTTACCCCCATGTTGGTGAGCTCTACTCTGAGCTGTTCGTCGCTGTGAGCAACTCGACCATTTATGAGTTCATACTCAACAGAGAAATCACCACGCTCACTGCCAAGTGGCTTGTCCACCGTTTTGAACGCGATTTGGTGCCGCATTGAACCATTGAAATCGCGATTGTCAGTCACGCTCTTCACACGATATGTGCCATCTTCAGCACGATAGATCTCGTTAAGAGTCTCCCAAT